CCTTTGGCTGTGGCTTGGCTAACTTTGCAGCGTACTCTCGGCCAGCTTTCTCGCCTTTCTCAGCGCCTACTTGCTCTGCCTTCTTAGCTCCTATCTGGAATGCAATATCACCTACTTGATTTGCTAGACCAGCAAGCGCCTCAAACCTACGCGCAGCAGACGTATCTACTCCCGTGGGTCTGAACTCTCCGTAATATCCAATAGGCTTCTGGGCCATGTTACTCTCCGNTAGACGCTAACTGATGCNGCTTGAGCACCAGTTTTTAACAATGTAGACGTAGCGGCTAAATATCCTGCTTGTTTGGCCGAACTTGCTTGACGGCGCAATTGAGCTTGTTTTAATTTCTCAGATAGCCCAATAGTGCCTTCACTAAGACTGGCCCTTTCAGCACTGGCTAATGCAATGCTTGCTGGCGTACCTTCTCCAGAGATCCCAGACATAGCCTGACCTACTACGTTAGAGGCAAGTGCTCGATTCAATTCTTCTCTACGTTGCAATTCACGACTCTGAGCAGCCATTCTTTCTTCTTCGGCCTGACGTTTAAGCTCAATCTCTTGGGTCTTGCCAGCTACATATTGACCTCTAGCTGATACAGCGCCAGCGGTAGCAGTAACAGCTATTGCAGTTATTACCCAGCTCATACAGCCTCCAATATTTCTTCTGCTATCTTATCCACATCTGTTTCCTCGGTAACGTGGAAGGTTGTCCACACCGTGTCCGTAATTGCATATATTACTCTTTTCATGCCTGGATGAGTCTGACCCATGTATGGAGCCTTAATTTCTTCTCGTCCTTCGTGTGTTACCGCTACACATTCGCCCTGAGACACCGTGAATAGATGGTTGGTCTTGTGCAATGCGCCTACCAGACACACGCCAGCAGGGATAAATAATTCACGAGCATAGATCCCATCGGCAAAATGGTGACTAACCTCGGTTTCAGCCTGCGGCATAGCCAGCATAACGTCCTGCGCCCTGTAGATATTGCTCTGTAACGCTACGTTCACGATGATTCAACCTCGTATTCAATCATCTGTATATGTACTGGAGTAGGATCTGGTGCCGTTATCGATGGCATTGCATCCCTAGTCCAACCTATTGTGTTTAATACATCTTCTATTATGCCAGTTTTTGCATTAGGAGATGTATTTAATGGTGATACTGACGAGTAGCCAAACTCCCTAATAGGCACTGGTTGACCATCTACATAGTACCCATAAGACTGGTAGACCCGAATGTTCATGCGGACAATACGCTTGATACGCATCTGGTTTTCGCCACTGCCTATATTCGTATTCAGAGGCATACCAGTGACTTCTACAGGGAAGTTTAGGCCGATTTCTACGTTGGTATAGCCTACTTCTTCAGACGTAAGTGTAATTGCGCTGCCAACCACAGTCCTTTCTGGCAACACGATTCCATCTGCAACAATTTGAACTGTCTCGCCTTGTAGATGACCTAGCCCTGTAATAAGTGTATCTGTAGGGCCAGGATTTTTGATTAATGAATCGTCCATCAAATAATCGAATGACCATCGTTCTATGTGGTACTCAATATTTCCGTTAATCGTGCGTTTATCAATCATGTATAACTGGTCATCTACTACGGTAGCATTAGTAATAAACCCAGAATTAGCAGACTCCCATTGCGTAAACCCGTTGATATCTTGGTCTCGCAGGGTATTTAGTATCGTAACCGTACCATCGGAATTGGTTATGAACAGCCAGTTAGCATCCTCGCTAGCTGTACCGGACAACATAGCCATGTCAGTAGGCTGTTTGATTAGGTGTGACGAAAGTACCGACCTGTCATGCGTAACATAGGCATCTTCGTTGAACGAATAGACAAAATCATAAATAGTTTTGCCGTTTCTATCTACGAATATGGTAGATCCATCTACATCTACTACCTCAATATACGATGCGCCATGGTTAGTTTGTGGTGTAATCCCCACAGACGTAGGTGTAACAGGCTTGCTGGTAACAGAAAACTCTGCCCCAGACGTAAATACCTGTAAGTTTCGACCTGGATAAACGTCGATAATTTCATTCAGCTTGCGTGAGGATATGGTGGCAAATATGCCTTCATCGTCATCCCCATCGTCAATATCGAAGTCAAAAAACGATCCTGATTTAGAGAAAAAGATAGATGCAGTTTTAGATTTCGTACCACCTAGAACTAATCGGCCTTCAAAAAAACATGCAGTCTTAGGATAACCGCGAGTAGCAGACCAGACAGGTTCCTTTCTAGGAGATCCAGTAGCAACCTTGGTGAATGTTAATAGGTTTGTGGCATTGCCTTTGGTAAAAAACCCAGAAAACAACTCAAAGTCTTTAGTCGATTCACCGCTAATTGTTATCTGATAGGTTAATACGCCTGTTCTGGCAACTGCAACACCAGTCTCTCCGAAACTAGGCATTTCTTGAAGGTTCTTCTGAATGTTAAAGACCGTAGAATTACGTTGATCTGCCGTAGCATCACCAGCAAAAGTGATATTTTTTGACAATATGCCTTCAACGTCTACTTGGAATGTATCTCCAAGCTGTAACGACCCGCCACTAATAACCATGTTTTGTACTTCATTAACAGGCGTAGGGCTTAGATCATCATCAAAGTCATAGGTTGGCACATTGGTATACGGCGCTACATCCAAGAACCAGTCGGTATCCGTTCCTAGATTAATTAATCGTTGTGTTGGAATATCTTCATGCAGCAGCAACATGACACTTTCGGTTTGAGTATCGCGCACCGTAGCAACTTGTGCAGCAGTAAAAGGTACTCGAACATCTGCAACGTATGTGCCTGGATTCTTAAATATACGAATATTGTTGTCTGTGATTGACAGCAAATAATTTCTATCAGTCTCTACACTAAAATCTATTAGCTTAGACTCAGAAGGATCTCCTGCTACCGTTGTCTGAGTGATTAAATTAAATTCAGCCAACGTAACCGTAGCAGCACCTAAGTCAGTAGCGCCAAGCCTAATTAATCTGACATATCTTTCTGCTGAATTTATTGCAATTCTAAAGTTTTGCGGATTAGTACCTATTAATGGAACCGTACCTACAGTAGTCCATGAACTTGCGTTAGGTGAATCTTGTATTACAAACTCGCTAGATGACCCAGAAGACAAACTAATTTGCCTTAAATCTACAAATACTGCTGTAGTTTTTAGTACAGGTGTGGCTGTTCTATCGTAATAAGCAACAACATATGGATTTGTTGTGCCTATCGCCACAGTTGTAGAAGTGGTAGTAGCATCATTGCCATCGTTAGCAGTTGCGCCAGTGCCGCCATTAGGCATGATTGGGTTTTGTGCTGTAAGTCTTTCTAACTTATTAAGAACAGTATCAATATGCTGAGTGCCAGGTCTTCTCTTGACCCCGCCCTGTGGTACTAGAACTACATTCTTGGCAGTCTGCAAACCTTGGTAATACTGATTAATGTCAGTACGACCACGCAATAATGGAGACAGCTCTCCACTGACAAAGTTATTCTGTAAAAATCTTGACTTAGCCATTGCGCGTCACTTTTACAAAGAAGTCATCGGTCTGAAGTGTGCAATTTTTATCTGCTATCGCTTTAAATTGTGCAGGAGATGTTCTCGTATCTTCATCCCTTATGGGAAAAGAAGTGTATCGAGTGGCTTCAAACAGACCAGCAAATTGGAAATTTTGTGTAGTAATAAACGGCACTTTATACTGAGCGCCACCAGAGCCAAGAAACAAATCTAATTCTATTTCAGTGTTATTGCTGGTAGTTGTAGGCTGGACAATAATTCTCATTTCAACAGCATCGCCTACTGCTAACTCACTAAAATCAAACGAGCTTGTCCCAGCATTCCACAAATTAGTCACGCCCAATGGAAGATAGGCGTTAGTGGTATTTGTTCCTAGCGCATCATTGGGGATTATGGTGAACACACCCGCAGCCAAGGTCGTCGTTGTAACCTTAGAATCTTCGTAAACAGCATATCCCGCGCTAGTAAGACCGCTTCTAGCTATTGTCACGGACTTTTTACTGACAGCCGTTACCACGATCGTGTAAACAAGCGTTGTGTTTATGATATGAATTAGATCATTAACTTGTAATTTTGTAGACGCTTCGCTGAAATAATTTGCCGAAGTGACAGTCGCTTGAGAGTCATTAGTGTAATAGGTGTAGATCCTTGGCGCTGGAGAAGACCCACCAACATGAGACAGTGTTTCATTGGTGAAAGCCATTAGTACCTCACATTAACAAATGGATTACTCGTGATGGGGGTCGTTGGGTATTGTTGTGAATCCGTGTAGCGGGCCATCCTAGAAGCATTGACGTACTCGGCAGACATTTCCATTCTGGATGCAGAGCTATCTCTGATGCTGGTGGCAAAGTCTTTAGCCAGAGCATACTCGATCATCTTGGAGAAATAAGAAGGCCAGTTTGCTTCAGGAACATTGTAAATATAGTCGCAATAAAGTGGGCCATTGTTATTGGTATACACCTTGTTGCCATAAATCTGGTAGTTGACGCTAGGGTACAACTTAATTAAGAACAATATATCAGCAGGAAGCTGGTAGATTGATTGCCATTCTTGATCGACTGGCGTATCGGTAGTCAATGCCAACTGAGCCTTAGCCCTAGCAAATCCCCAGCGATGCTTAGTCAATTCATTCTGGACTATGCTGTCGTAAAGGGCATTAGCAACTTGTTGTGCTCGTGAGTTACCGATCAATGAGTTAATGGGTGTGTCGCCTATTAAGACTAACGCAGCACTAACTAAATCAATTTTAGTTGCCATATTCCTACCTGTAAGAATGATGGGGGCCGAAGCCCCCAATCACTTAGGCATCGCCTAATGCGGTACCAGATGCACAGTCAATGCTAGTGCCACTGTTAGTTTTCACAAATGTGATTGTAACAGCAGCCGCATCGCTATCACTTACGATGATAACGTCATTAACTTGCAGCTCATTGATTGCTGGAAGGAAGTAAT